CTCACCATGGAAAAACCCAAATCGGGCGATCTCATGGTTCTTCGCGTCTCTGACAATGAAGTCGGTCAAGAGATTGCGAAATCCGTATACTACCCTTTCGGGTACAGTTCCTACGGTGGTGTCGAAATAGAGACTAAGTCTACTTACCAGCGCAACTTAAAACAGTCGTACTGGTGGAAGCTTAATCTTGAGTCGCTTCACGCTGCATCTCGTAACGGTCTAACAGACCCACTCGTAGTAGCGTGGGACCTGGTTCCTTTCTCCTTTATGGTTGACTGGCTCTTACCGGTTGGGCAGTATCTTCGGAACTGCACGGCCGACTTGGGGTTCGAATACCTTGGCGGAAGTCAAACCTATTTCGAAAGACGTAGCAACCAGGTTAAGTCGGGTAAAACCTTCGTTCCTGATAGCAATACCTATCGTAATCAGACATTCTTTTGTAAGGTGTCTGGCTCATCGAAAGGTTTTCGAATGGTCCGTACCGTGCTGCTTCAGCCTGAGGCTGAGCTGTACATCAAGAACCCGTTTTCCACTTTTACAGTGGTAACGTCCCTGGCTATACTAACCCAGCGCTTCCAGAGTAACACACCCTGGCGGCAAATCGCCCGTACAACTGTGCGTGGCTAATCGGAGGCAATAATGCCATCTAATGCACCCATCACCGTCAACGACGGTAAGTCTACCCCTGCTAGTCACGTGTTCGTGCCGACTCGCATTGACAAGGATAACAAAGCTTTCTTCGCAGAAAACGTTGGTTCTTCCTTGCAAGGCCGTCCGCAGCTGAGCTATGTGACAAGCGGTGGTGTAGGTGGGGCGGCCCATAAGGTCGCACTTCAGATCACTGTACCAAAGCTGGTAACCGTCACCGACGGAGCCGGCACGCGTGAAGTGGTTCAACACACTCCAATTGCCAAAACCGAGTTCGTCTTCCAAAGCACCACAAGTGCTCAAGAGCGAAAGGATATGCGCATGCTCATGGCTAACGCCCTGATTCATGCCACCCTCGGCCCAGCGATCGACAACGTCGAAAGCTTTTGGTAACATCACGGCAACGTGGTGCGCGCGCTTAGACCACCTCTGGACTAAGCGTTATATTGGAATCCTCCGGAGACAACGTCAATGGGAACCAATTCTCAACGAGATTGGAATGGTGTTACACGAAAGCTCACGCTTGCCACACTGCGGGACCTCGGTCCCCGCGGTATGCAACTTGCCGCAGAAGTATCTTCCGGTGACTATAAAGGTGTTATTTCAGCCTCTATTGATCCCCGGGACTACAGATACGACGCGGTAGGTGCATCCGACTTCGCACGAGACTACCTTGCTGTCAGCCTAATTCGGAAGCTTGATTGCTTACCGACAGGAATTGACACTGAGGCAGCCGCGCTTAAAGCCTGGATGAGCTCCGAAGACACATGTGCTGTGATAAACCACTGCGGCAGATCTTGGACACCCATAGCGCCAATCGGCGCTCCGTATGAAGCAATCATATCGATTGCACGGCGTAAGATGGCCAAGCTCCTAGGCAAGTTGGATCTCAATGAGATTCACAGCAACATGACCTTCAGTGGCGGTGCCAGCACTCGCTTAAAACGCGAGAGTGGTCACCCGTACTATAAGTTTCAGGGTAAACCTGAAGTAACACGGGAAGCGGCGCTTCCTGCAGTCGCCGCGATTTGGGCTAGCCCAATCTGGCGTGAGTACTGCAAGGCTGAGTACGGTCGCGACTCTGACCCCACAACGTGGGTCAAGATCGTGCCTGGTTCAGCTTTCTCCACTGTCGCAAAAGACGCTAAAGTGGATCGTGTCATCATGTTCGAGCCTGAGCTTAATATGCTCATGCAGAAGGGCACTGGTAGCGTGATCCGCCGGAAGCTTCGACGGGCCGGAATCAATTTGAATCGCCAAGAGGACAACCAACAGCTCGCCCGTATTGGGAGCTGTACTGGCAGCCTAGCGACAATTGATCTTAGTGCAGCTTCGGACAGCATAAGTATTCGTGTTGTCCGTGAACTGCTTCCACCCGAGTGGTACCGTTGGCTTGATACCATCCGTTCGCAC